GCTCAATGGCGTAGTCTTCTCTTATTTGTTTTATAGTCCGATAACATCGGAGTTTGATGTCACCGTCGATGTCATCAAGGCGGCCCTCGGCTGCAGCCTGGAAGGCGTCATTCCAGCGGCTACGCTCGGCGTCCCCACCGGAAGCGCCCATTTCTCCTTTAGTCTTAGGCCGTACGCCGGACTCGACGAAGTCTTTCCCTTTGGAGCAATACGTGAAGTTTTGCAGGGAATTCCCTTGTGCCACTTCTAAGTGCGCACGTGGCACCATTTGCTTGGTTTGTTTGAAGGACTTCGTTTGTTTGAAGTATAAATAGCCCTGAAGATGGGGCGTTCCTTCATCACCAACCTCTTTGCCGACCACGTGATACACCGTATCAAGCGACAGCACGTGATCGTACTCGGCTTGCGTGTAATTGTTAAGTGTGTAACACCACCCACGTGATCTTTTATTGTCAGCGACATCGTCGCGATTTATTGTGGTTAAAACCACAGATGTTGATGTCGGTGCGGATCGAACCTCAGGTCCGCTGTCGGATTGCTGAGTCTCTACCACTCCACTACCAGACATCTGTTTGAGCATACTCATTTATTATTGCCATATATAATATGGTTTTGGGTGTTCGAGAAATTAAAATGTTGCACCAACATAAAACACGACACCCTATTCACGAACATGCCTCGACTTGCCAGGAAAGTTGCTACGCAGTATGCGGCTTCTAAAGCCTCTCGCATGGCCCTTGTGGCTGCTAAGCGTTCAGCTCCTCCAATGCGTGGTTCAAAGAACATGCGAACAGGTGGTTACCTGGGTATTGAATATAAGTTCACAGATCAAGTTATCAGTCCTGCACTGGTGGTCGCGACGGTGGCCGGAGCAGAAGTAGACCCCGCCACCACATTGTGTCTCAACAACGTTGCAGAAGGTGACGGTGAATCGCAACGAATCGGGCGAAAGTACACTATCACGAGTGTACACGTGCAAGGCTCCGTGTATCGGTCCAATCGGAATAACCAAACCGAAGTTGGGGATGCAAACTTCGTGAAGATAGCCTTGATTCATGACACCCAGACAAACGCCGCACAGCTTAATGCTGAGGACGTGTTCACTTCTCCTGGGTCTGGTGCTCTCGCATTTAAGAATCTTCAATATGCAAAGCGTTTCAAAATCTTGCATCAGGAAACGATTTCAGTGCCCGCTGGCGCTCCCTCGTATAACGGCACAGCCGATGAGCTGGAAACTGGTGGCACGTCATGCCCCTTTCAAATCAACAAAAAGTTGAACATTCCAGTTTTGTGCAAAGGCACCTCAGCGAATGTTAGTGATATCACTGACAACTCCTTGCATATGATTGCCATGGCCAATTTGTCAGCAGCCAATGCATCCGGTATTGAGATTGTGTACACTTCTCGTGTACGCTTTGTTGGTTAAGGAAATGATTGTGTAAGCGAAGCGAAGCGAAGCTAGCGGGGGGGGGGGGGACCCGCGCTGGGCCGAAGGCCCTGCCGTGGGGGGTCCCGGGGCTGCAAGCCCCGTTCCGGAGCGAAGCGTAGGTACAACCCCGCCAGCCGAAGGCTCGGCGCATCTGTGAGCGGAAATGTTGGAGCGAATGACGTGGCTTCACGCTCGTAAGTGAGAAAGAAATATTAATAAATATAAAGGAATAGTTTTATTGTTCAATTATTTCCATATAAGGAAATTAACTTAGGGGGTCAAGGTCCAGTATTACCCTTGACCCCTGCGTTAAAGGTAATTTTATTGAGCACTTTAGTGATCATACAGAGTGTTCAGGGCATGGGCGCAGGGAGTGCCCCATGTAGGGAGGCCCATTCCCTTAACGCGATAAGGCCTTGGGCCCTGAATTGTTCGTCCACATCACGAATCGTGATTATTGTGAAACGCCGTTGGATCGCTTGGCACAAAGCGTCTTCTTTGAATATATCCATCGGTCGATATTGTGACGTCACCGCAATGACCGGCGGTCTGAGGTTGACGGTACCTCCTTTGACTTCCGCACGGAAGGAATACTTGTCCGCCCAGCGCTTGACATGATGACCTAGGCATTCATGTGTCAAATCAAAGTCGTCCAGCAAGGCTACTTTGCCTGGGACATACCCGTCCCACCATTTATTGCAGCACTTGTCGTATAGATCTGGCCAGATCTGTCTAATCAAGTGGGACTTACCCGCACCTGTAGGTCCATAGATCCACACGCCACATATTTGAGCCAAATCTTCTGGCTCAATGGCGTAGTCTTCTCTTATTTGTTTTATAGTCCGATAACATCGGAGTTTGATGTCACCGTCGATGTCATCAAGGCGGCCCTCGGCTGCAGCCTGGAAGGCGTCATTCCAGCGGCT